GATCCGGGAAATGCCGCCACAATAACAGTAGGAACCGTAACAAGTGGTGCGACCGCTGCAGTAACTAATGCAGGAACGACTTCTGCTGCAAAATTCAACTTTGTTCTTCCAAAAGGTGACAAGGGTGATCCCGGAACAAATGCAACGACTACAGCAGTTGCTACAACTACAGCAAACGGTTTAATGGCATCAACAGACAAAGTTAAATTGAATGGGATTGAAACTGGTGCACAAAAAAATCCTGGTGTGGCAACTACAACTGTTGCTGGCTTGATGTCGGCTGCTGATAAAACTAAGCTAGATGGGCTTAATAATATTACATTTGAGAAAGTAGGGGAGGTTTAAATATGGCAGATATTGTACAGCTAAAAGAAGATGGCGTTGCTAAATATTTGAAGACACATGCGGATGCCATCGATGGAATTGAAGGGAAATTAGTAAAAGCTACAGGAAATGAAACAATTTTAGGTTTAAAGAATTTTCAGGATGGGCTTCAACTCGGTGGTCTTCCAGTGATGACCACTAAGACAGCAAGTCAAACTTTTGATTCAAGTACAACACCAGAAATTCAAGCAGGATCAATTAAATTCACACGGTATGGACCGTATGTTATCGGTTATCTAAATTTCCAAGTGCGTGCTGATCGCGATATTTCTCAAGATCAAAACGTTTTCTATGGATTAAATAGTGATCTAGCTTGCGATGCTGACTTTTTCGATTTCGTTTCCTCGTACGCTGGAGTAACAGCGTTAATCAATGTCATGCCAAATAAAATTGCAGCACGTACAACGTTAGTGAAATCTACTTGGTACGTAGGTAGAATTTTCTATAAAGCAAAAAATTAGGAGGGTTACTTATGAAGACGATTTATAAGGTTTTATATCCATTAGGATATGAACCACACGAGGTAGAAGAAGATTTCCCAACAATGATCCCTTTTGTTGAGGTTAAGCCGCTAGAAGGACTTAAAAATGATCAATCTCAATTTTACAATTTTGCAGAGAGAAAATGGGAAGAAGCTGTGACTCAAGATTATTCGAAAAAGTTACAGTTATTAGAAAACATATCCGCTGCCATCCAAGTTGAGAATCAAGCTTTAAAAGAATCAAACGAAGCTTTAACAAAGAAAGCAGAATCTATGTCACAATTAAACGGGAAGCTCATGTTGAATGATGTGGAGTTAAAGAAAGAAATCGAAGGGATCAAAACTCAAATTGGAGGTGCTGCCTAATGTTTAATTTTGATGACATTAAAATGATGTACGATTGGGGTTGTTTCACTGATGATCAAGTACGCGAGTTCGTGCCACTTTGTATCACTGATGAAGAAGCTGATCAGATTATCGCTAAAGCTGAATAAGCTTTATTTTTTTAGCCTCGTTTTTAACGGGGCTAATTATTTAGTTGGAAGGCGGGGGAGTTTTGAAAGATGATACTGCACAAGATGTTATTGAGCGCTTAGTGCGCATTGAAACAAAACTTGATAATTACGAGGCATTGAGAGAGAAGGCGGATGCTGCGAAAGATGTGGCGGATCACGCATATTCTATTGCACTCAACAATGCTGATGACATCAAAGAAATTAAAGCAAACAATAAATGGTCATGGGGTTACATGATCGGTTTAGGCATCACAATTATTGGCTATTTTTTAACGAAATTATAGGGGGGTTCGAAATGATTTTACCGGACAAGTATTACCAAATTATTAAATGGGCGGTTCTCACGGTGTTGCCAGCTGCATCTGTTTTAGTTGGCACACTTGGAAAAGCTTATGGTTGGAATGGAACAGATATGGCAGTTCTAACTATTAACGCATTAGCTACATTTTTCGGGGTTATCACTGGTGTTTCTGCATTCAATTTAAAAAATAAGGAGGACTAGAATGAAAAAGAAATTTTTGCTAGGAGCTGTTACAGCTCTTTTTTTATTGCCTTTTTTTCCTATCTCCGCACAAGCAGCGAAAGGAGATCAAGGAGTCGATTGGGCGGTCTATCAAGGTGCACAAGGGCAGTTTGGTTATGCTCACGATAAATTCGCGATCGCGCAAATCGGTGGCTATAATGCCGGAGGATTGTATGATCAGTGGACGTACCAAAGCCAAGTGAAGTCAGCATTAGCACAAGGTAAACGAGCCCACACATACATTTTGACGTCAAGTCCTGTGTGGTCGGTATTTCCTAGTATGGATGGTGTGGGCATCTATCAGTTCACTTCAACCTATGTTGGTGGCGGACTTGATGGAAACATTGATTTGACCGGTATTACAGATAACGGCTATTCAACATTACCGGATCCAAATCCAGCAGAAGTTACCGATGTCTACCGTGCGGGCCAAAACTATTCTGTGATGGAAGTCAAGAATGATAAAGGTCACGTTGACGGATACGGTGCAATGGCTGGTAAGATTAAAGCGGAAGGATGGAGCACACGCACTCATAAATATCAGTATGCTTTCATCTTAGATCGCACGAACGGTAAAGAACTGAAACGAATTAAGTTGAAAGACTTACCGCGCGCAGATGCAGCCAAAGTCTACAACAGAAATGACGTAGCAGGATTCAACATCGAATTTAATCAAAAAGATGTTAAAGGTCACTCAATCATCATTATGATTCGTAGCACGAACGATCCGAAAGGTGACACCAAAGGCGGATTTAATGACTTAACTGAAACACGCTGGTATTTAGACGTATAAAAAAGGCCCTCTGCATTCGCAGGGGGCTTATTTTTTTGCTTTCTTAATTGTAATTAAGATAGAAGAAGTCTCCCAGACTTAATTAGTTGGGAGTTTTTTTTTATAAGTATATAATGCTTGCAAAGAAATCGGTTTCTATGTAACATCTACTCTATTGGGAAGTCACTCGCCCATAAAAAAAAGGGAACGTCAGATACAGTTACTTGGGGAAGTGGACTGTGGGGAAGATCTGACGTTCTATTTCTTTATTGTAACACGTTTAAAAAATAATAATACTCATTTAAAGTACCCTTAGTTCAATAGGTAGAATACTCCGGTTCATATCGGAAGATGTAGGTTCGAATCCTACGGGGTACATAAAAATACCTCCTCTTTTAGAGAAGGTACGTGAAAATGTGCTATAATATTGTCAGAAATTAAATATCGTACGCCTGTATATGTACGTGATCTAGCTAGCGAATCTGCAAATTCGTTAGCTTTTTTTCATATCGCCATCTGTTCAAATTCCATCATTATCTTAGTCTTTCCAATCACCGAATATTTCTGCACTACAAACTGTTTTCTACTATTGTAGTGTCCGCCAATTACAATCCGCATTCCATTCTCCACATCAGCAAGAAAATTGAGCGAGTGACCAGCGATCAAACAGCTGACATCATCTAACTTAAAAAAGACAAGCGGACGTTCCGAATACTTTAATATTTTGACTTTGCTAACTGTTCCTGTTATTGACTCCACACGATCACTCCTCAACTTTATTAACCACATTATACGAACAAACGTTCTCTTTTGTAAAGCGAACAAATTGTTAAGACTAAAAAGGGGCAAAAAAGGGGCAAATGTTTGCCGATGTTGTCAAATAATGTCTAATTATCTGTATCAATTAAACGATAAAAACGTTGATTTGGCAGTATTTTAAAACATTTGTTTAGCAGTAATCCAACTAAGTGGGATCCGGCATGTGTCTGATAATATGACTTTTATAGCAAGCTGACTAGCTTGCTTTTTTTGTTTTCAATTTTGAATGAAGTATGAAAAAAATTAATTAGTTCTTTGATTAGAACAGTTGCTTTCGGCAAAAAACGCAGTTGAGCGGATTGGTTCAACTGCGTTTTTCCTATGGAT